AAATGTTAGGATATGTTAGAGGTAAATACTCTACTGTTCCTATTCCTGACCAAAACATGACCCTAAACCAGTCAGATTTATTAGCAGCTGCTACTGCAGAAAAAACAGCATTAATAGAAAGATTAAGAGGATATTTTGATGAAACTTCTAAAAAATCATTATTAGAAAGACGTTCACAAGAAAGTGATTTTAGAAGACAAGAGATAGCAAATGTACCAATGGTAATATATATAGGATAATGGCACTATTTGGAGGAGCAAGAGATATTTCAATGTTTAGAAAAATCAACCGTGAGTTGTTGGGAGATGTTATCACTCAGCAAGTTGCTATTTACAAGTATGTTTTAGATCAAACTAAAATAAACATGTATGGTGAATCATCTGGTGGTAAGTTTTTTGACGGTCCAATATTATTAAATTCATTAATCACTGTAGGTGATAATACAAGTCCTACAAGTGAGTTTGGTGTTGACTTTGACTGGAGTATTAAAGTAGCATTTTTAAGAGACGATTTAATAGATGCTAATACCCACATTGAAGTTGGGGATGTAATATTATATCAAGAATCATATTTTGAAGTTGACAACACAAATACTAAACAATACTTTGCAGGAAAAGATCCTGATTACCCATATAGCACTAACCCATTAAACCCAGGTTTAGATCAATTTGGTTATAATGTAAGTGTAGTGTGTGAAACTCATTACATTCCTGCTGATCGTGTGAATTTAATCAAACAAAGATTATAATGGCTAAGCAAAGAAAAGTAACACCTAAAACACAAAGAGAAATAAGTGAATCTCTACAAGAACCACTTACACCTGGTGGCCCTGGGTTTGCTCCTACTGGTAATCCTAATGATGCTAATAATGTTAATAGAGCTACCCAAACATCATTTAAAGATGATACTACAAAACCATTTTCAATTGGTTTAGAAGATTTAGATTGGGCGATAATGTATTATTTTCAAAATGTAATTAAACCATCTGTAATACAAAATGGAGAAAGATTAGAAGTTCCTGTAATATATGGTTCACCTGAAAAATGGGCTTCATTCCAAAAATTTGGGTACATAAGAGATTTAAATAGTAGGATAATGGCTCCTCTTTTAATGTTTAAAAGAAATAACATTGAAAAAAATAGAAGTTTAGCAAATAAATTAGATGCTAATCAACCTCATAATATATCTGTTACTAACAAAAAATACAGTCAACAAAATGCCTATAGTAAATTTAACATACTAAACGGGATTAAACCTGAACAAACATTATATGCTACTGTTGTGCCTGATTACTTAACAGTAACATATGATTGTGCTGTATTTACTTATTATAATGAGCAATTAAATAAAATAATTGAAGCTGTAGAATACGCATCAGACGCATATTGGGGAGACCCAGAACGTTTTAAGTTTAAAACAAATATTGATTCATTTGCCTCTACTATTGAGTTATCTGATAATAAGGAAAGAATAGTTAGAAGTACTTTTACTTTAAAAATGCACGGGTATATTATACCTGATACAATACAAAAGGGCACAACATTTATAAGTAAATTTTCAAACAGAAACAAACTTGTAGTAACCTCAGAAACAGTAGTAGATATTAATAACTTACCAACCTCTTCATAATATTTATAATAAAATAAATTTTATGGAAACAAAAGTTTTAACACAAGAAGAAATTAAATCTTTAAAGACAATTCAAACTAACCAATCTAACTTGGTTCAAGCATTAGGAACAGTAGAGTATCGCATTCAACTTTTAGAATTAGATAAACAATCTCTTAAAACACAACTTCAAAAACAAGTTGGAGATGAAACTAAAGTAGCTAAAGAACTTCAAGAAAAATATGGTGACGGAAATATTGATTTAGAAAAAGGAGAGTTTATCCCGGTTTCATGATTTTGACGTTTTTTAAGATATTTATCAATAAACAAACATAACGTAAACCATGGCAGAAATTTTATTATCCCCAGGCGTATTAGCTTCAGAAAATGATACTTCGTTTGTTACAGCTGGTCCTGTAACAGCAGGAGCAGCTATTATAGGCCCAACCGTAAAAGGACCTGTAGAAATACCTACAGTAGTCACTTCATATTCTCAATATCAACAAATATTTGGTGATGTATTTGTAAGTGGTAGTGCTACTAACCAACAACAATACGCTTACTTTACTTCTACAGCCGCGGCTAATTACTTTGCTAATGGAGGTACTTCATTATTAGTAGCTCGTGTAGTAACAGGATCTTATACATCAGCTACAAGTAGTGCTATTATAAGTGGTAGTGGAGCAACTGCCTCTGTATTTGTCTTAGAAACAATTACCCAAGGAATTATAGCTAACAGCACAGGATCTGAAAATGGAGATGGCTCATTAACCAATGGTACATCAGAGAATGTAAGATGGCAAATTGCTAACTCAAATACTTCATCTGGAACATTTGATTTATATATTAGACAGGGTAATGACACAACTGCTAATCCTTCATATGTTGTACCTACTGTAACATATGCTAATATATCATTAGACCCATATAGTGACAGATTTATCACTAAAGTAGTAGGAGATCAAAAGTATACCTTAATAACAACTGATGGTACTTATCTACAATTAACAGGTAGTTACAGAAATAGTAACAATTTTGTTCGTATTAAATCTGTTAACGTTACTACTCCTAATTATTTCTTAAATGATGGATTTACCCCAAACCCAGCATATACAAGTTCATTACCTATGAACCAAAGTGGCTCATTTGGTGGAGCTGCAGGTAGTATAAGAGCAGGAGCTAAATTCTATGACCAAATCAGTGATACTGATTCTCAAGGATTAACATCTGGTAACTATACTAACATGGTTAATTTATTAGCTAATAGAGATGATTACCAATACAACATCATACTAACCCCAGGAGTATGTGATAAATTTACTAATTACGGTACAATTACTAATGCTATTATATCTAATGCTCAAAACAGAGGAGATAATATTTACTTGTTAGATTTAGTAGGGTATGGAGAGACTATTAGTGCTGTAACTACAAGAGCACAATTAAAAAATACTTCATATGCTGCTTCATACTGGCCTTGGGTTCGAGTTGTAGATGCAACTAACCAACAAGTTTTTGTACCAGCTTCAACTGTAATAGCTGGAGTATATGCTTATAACGATAGTGTTTCTGAACCATGGTTTGCACCAGCAGGTATAAACAGAGGTGGATTAAGTACAGTATTAATGGCTGAAAGAAAATTAACATCTGCTAATAGAGATACTTTATACACAGGTAAAGTAAACCCAATCGCTACTTTAAACAACACAGTAGTAGTATTCGGACAAAAAACATTACAAACTAGAGCAAGTGCTTTAGATCGTGTAAATGTTCGTCGCCTGTTGATTTCTCTTAAGTCATATATTTCTCAAGTAGCTAATAATTTAGTGTTTGAACAAAACACAGCTGCTACAAGAAATAACTTCTTAGCACAAGTTAACCCGTACTTAGAAAGTGTTCAACAAAGACAAGGTTTGTATGCGTTTAAGGTAATAATGGATGATACTAATAATACTCCAACAGTAATTGATCAAAATCAAATGGTAGGACAAATTTACATTCAACCTACTAAAACTGCTGAATTTATTTACTTAGACTTCAATATTACACCAACTGGAGCTACTTTCCCAGCATAAGAATTAATTATATAGATATTTATAATAAATAAAAAGACATGGCAATATTAGACGCAAACGAAATATTTTTCACAGCATTTGAACCAAAACAGGCTAACCGATTCATCCTTTATATGGATGGAGTACCTAGCTATATAGTAAAGGGAGTAAACGCAATCAGTGTAACTCAAGGTGAAGTACCTTTAAACCACATTAACGTACAACGTAAAGTTAAAGGTAAAACAGTATGGGGTGATGTTCAAATGACATTATTTGACCCAATCACACCTTCGGGAGCCCAATCAGTAATGGAATGGGTACGTTTACACCATGAATCAGTAACAGGTAGAGATGGATATTCTGACTTTTATAAAAAGGACTTAGTATTAGACGTTTTAGGACCTGTTGGAGACGTAGTAAGTGAATGGATTCTTAAAGGTGCATTTATAAAAGACGCTAACTTTGGTGATTATAACTGGGATACTACCGATACCGCTGTAAACATCACAATGACTGTAGCTGTCGATTACTGCATATTGAACTTCTAATATCACTACTTAATAATAAAAAGAGCTCGCTTTTAGCGAGCTTTCTTTTTTCAATATTTATAATAAAATAGTATGAATCTATTAGAACGACTACAACAAGGGCAAACATTATTAAGTGCAGG